GTTTATTATGCCTAATTCAACTGCCATTCTTAGTTTCTTTTGAGTATCTGCTGTCTCTGCCCAGTTATCATTTCCAAAATCAGTTTCACTTATGTTATCTCCATCACTCTTTATGTATACACCTATACTAGTTCCTATTTGTGCAGTACCTCCCACTCTCTGTACACCGTCTCTATCACCTTGTTTGTCTAGCTCACGTACATTTATGTAACCTTTAAATTTAACTTGAGTGTCAGGGTTTGTTACCTCTCCATATTTAATAACATCATCAGATGATTTGTTTATTATAAAACCAGAACTGTTACTTAAAGTACCACTCATCCCTTTAACTGTATAATTACCTTCTGGTATTTCAGCATCATCAGCACCTGTTGCTTTGTAATAGTCATCTACTATGGTACTTGTACTATCAGTTATATCAGAACTACTTGATTTATTTCCTGACAATGGTATGCCTACTCCTAGGTTAGCAGTAAATGCCTCACTCTTTAATGTTTTTAATTTAAAATTAGCTGTAGCAAGTTGTAGCTCTTTATTTGCAGATATGTTACTTATGTTGTTTATAGTTCTATCTATAGTTTCTGTATCTATACCTAGATTCTCCATATTTTTTCTAATTTTACTTGTTATTAGTTCTTGTCTAAGTTGTGGGTCAGCAAGATACTGGTCTGGGTTTACATAAATAGTTTGTTTTATTTG